GAGAAATGGAAATAAAAGCTCTTGGTAAAACATTTAAAATAAAAGATATTACATACAAAGAGCGTAGGGAATTACATCGAATAAATGCAAAAGCATTTTGGGATGGAAAAATTAACCCTGATAGTTATTATGATGTATTGGAAAAAGTAGCTGAAATATCTGGCTTGGGCGAACAAGAATTTAAAGGCTTGACGATGATTGAAATAGATCAAGTGTTGCAAGCTACTTTTACATCATACATGGGCTTAGAAAAAAAAGAAAATGGGGATTGAGTTTTTTTGTTTGGTTTAATTATTATCAAATGGAACCAATTGAACAATTTAAAAATTTTCCATATAAAGCGCAGTCCCCTATTACACTCGATTACATTAAATTCAGGAATGAGGCAGATGTTTGGACAGAAGTTGAAAAGATTGCAAAACTTGCTAACACTTCAAAAAAAAGAACTATTGGCCACATATTGTTCGATCTTGTTCCATTGTTTGCCTCTCCTGATATTTTTTTTAAAAATTGGATGGTAGATATTATGAACGAATTCCATTGGATAAAAGAATGGAATGTTTCTCCTGGAAATTTAAATGACATTTCTGCTTTTCGTTTAGATTGTTGGACAGTGATTGAAAATGAATTAACGCAGATTAAAAACAAAGAAAGTAAAAATGGCAAGTAGAGTTTTTGATATTATATTCCGTGCAAGAGGCGCAGAAAAAGCAAAAAGCGATGCTGACAATTTAGAAAAAAGTTTTGATCAATTAGCACAAAAAGCTAAAGCTGCAGCAGTAGGTTTTGTTTCTGTTCAAACTGCTATGAAAGCATTTGAAATGGCTAAGCTTGCAGCGACCGCTGAAAGTGTAAGAAGGTCATTTAGCAACTTAGCATTAGAACCAGACAAGATGTTGCAAGCAATGAAAAAGGCAACTGCTGGTACGATTTCAGAAATGGAGTTAATGCAAAGATTTAATGAAGCATCATTGCTTGGCTTGCCATTAGATCGCTTTGATGAAATGCTAGAGATTGCCAGAGGAGCTGCACAATCCACTGGTCAGTCTATGGACTTCATGTTAAATTCTATTGTTGTAGCTTTAGGTAGAGGATCAAAGTTAATGCTAGATAACCTTGGCATTATGATTGATGTTAAAAAAGCCAATGAAGATTATGCTGAAGCACTTGGGACAACCGCAGATAAGTTAACAGACCAAGAAAAGAAACAAGCTTTTGTAAATACTGCTTTAGAAATTGGTAATGAAAACTTGCAAAGATCGGGAGGGGTTATAGATTCTAATATTGATTCTTTTGGCAGGTTTGATGCAAGCTTACAAAATTTATCAGAATCTTTTGGAAAGACCTTAGTCCCTTCAATATCAGATTCGTTGGATTTTCTTTCTGATTTAGCTGATAATGTATCGACATTTTTTGTAACTGTTGACAAAGGTATAAATTTTTTAGATAATTTTTCAAAGGGAGTAAGTCAAACTGCCAAAGAATATTTTGGCTTGACAGATGAAATTAAACAAGCAACGCAAGAGCTTGACAAGTTTCAACAATTGCAAGTATTTGGAGAAAGAATAAAAGAATTAAAAGCACAACAAGCTTTAATAGATGCGTCAATTGAAGAACAACAAAGAGGAATCGTGGCATCTCAAGGATTTTTTGCAGCATTGTTTGGTGAGCTTACTGGTGCAAACGAAGCGGCAAGAACTTTAATTGGGGTAAGCGGAGAAGTACAAAAGGCAGGATTAGAAATATTTATTAAATCACTTACAGAGGAAATAGAGCAATACGGCCTTACTCTTGATGATGTTAACAAAACAAAACTTACTCCGTATGTTGAAACTAAAATGAATTATTTAAAAGTTGTAAAAATGTTAAACCAAGAAAATTCAACAGAACAAGCTTTTCAAGATTCTTTAAAAGGTTCGTATGCTGAATTTATAGAACAACAAATGGTTCAATTAGAAAACCAAGAGAAGCAACAAAAGTTTACAGAATTTTTTATCGCATCTTACCCTGAAGAAGCTGAAGCACTTGGAATGTTAAAAGATAAAACTGACGAACATTCCAAAGCTATGAACCAACAAATTCAAATGGCAAATCTTTTATCTGGAGCATTGCAAACAACTTTTGATCCAGACCTTGGTGCAGGTGAAGCTTTTAAAGGGTTTATAATTCAACTAATGTCAGCTATGCAAGGTGTTATATTAGCATCTAAAGCTGTAAGCGAAGCATTAACATTTACATTTACTGGTCCATTAGGTATTGGAACTGCTCTTGCTTCTTTGGCCGCTTTAGAAGCTGCAAAAGCAAAAGTAAGATCTATTAAATTTGCACAATATGGAATAGATGAAATGGTATCTCAACCAACATTAATAGTTGCAGGTGAAGCTGGCCCTGAGCGTGTTAATATAACTCCAGCAACAAGACCATCTTCCGAGCAAAGCTCTGGAGGTTTAACAATTAATTTTAATGGGCCAGTAACAAATCGTGAGTTTGTTCGTGATACGATAATTCCAGAAATAGATCGTGTTAAAAAACTAGGATTAGCATAATGGCGTTAAGTCAAGGCTCTTGGTCGCCAACATCAGGTATGCGAGAAAACTGGCTGGTACAAGTTTTTAAAACAGATGAGTCCGCTTTTCAAGCTTATTCTTTTTTTGACCAAACAATTAATTCAATAGCATATAATGGAATTATTCTAAATAATCCAACAATACGTGAAAGCATAGATATATTTAATTCAAGATCAAGAATTTCTAATTTATCAATTACTTTAAATAATTCAAGTAATGAAGCCGAAACGCTTTTATTTGGAAGTAATTATTATTTAAATGGAGATGTAAAAATATTTTCTAATTTACAATCAGGGACCATAGCCAACTTTAATAATATACCACAAATATATTTTGGAAGGTTAGAGTCTTTAACCCACGATGACGTTTCGGTTACTCTTTCGATTGTTGCTAAAAGGCCATGGGATAATGTAGTTATTCCAAACCAGTATTCTACAAACAATAATATTGGGCCAGTAGTTTATGGTGATTACTCTGGTAATAGTGGAATTAATTTTATTGATACATATACAAATAGTAATTATCATCCAGCTCTTTACGAATCAAACCAAGAATTTTCCGATCAAGGAGGAACCACAAATTTATCTAATGTAAATGCAGCTGAGTATTCTAAAAAATATAATAAATTTATACCATATATAGCTGCAGATTCAAGTACAACTACATCAAATAATATTCAAACTTTTACAGTGCCAAATAATTACTTTCAACAATATTACGAAAAGCCAACAGCGGTATCAAATTCTAATGACAGTGGAAATAGTGTAAGCGATCTTAATAATGTAATAGATGGAAATTTGTCTAATTTTGCAACTGTAAGTAATTCAGGCACTGGGGTAATAAGTAATAAAACATCCACTTTTAGCTTTACAATATCATCAACACATACAATTAGCTCTTTTGTTGCAAGGTATAAAGTATTAACATCTTCAGGGGTAACAGACAGAAGTACAGTGGTAAGTATTACATCTGGAAGTAAAACTGATACAAATACACACGCATCAACAACTAACGATGAGTCAGTCGAAATAACTGCAATAGATCAAGGTACAACGTCAGCTACAGTGACAATAAAATTTACCCACAATACGCTTGGAACTGAGTCATATAATTTTGTTGTACGATTTTACGAGATGTTTGTAACGTACAGTGTTTATGGCGAAGAACAAGAAGTTGTGTATTCAGCTACAGACGGGCTAAGTAAAAGCTTTTCATCTGGCACCGCTACCAAGTTACACGATTTCCATAGAGATGTTTGTCATAGATTTTTAGGTTTAACAGATACTCCAGTTGGGTATTCTGATTTAGACAGTGATAGAAACTGGGAAGGCAGAGCTTGGGTTTTGGAACAAATACCAATTAAAAATTTTTTAGATAAATTAGCTTTTCAAGGTGGCTTTGTTTACACATATTCAGCTGCAGGGGTTTTAAAATATATTTATGTAAAAAATACTTATAGTTCGGCTGACCACGCTTTGGATAAAAACGACATTAGCAACGTATCTATAGGACATACACCTACTTCAGATTTAATTACCGATATAACAGTTAATTTCAATAAACATCCTGCTTTAAATGTTTATAGATCTCAAGCAACGGCAACAGATAGTACAACAAGATCAAATTATAATTTAAGCAACTCAGATGGCAAGTATACATTTAATCTTGATTACTTAACAAGCGGGCAAGGGGCTGATATAGATGTAAGCGATGACGATCCAAATGATGGTTTTATAAATTATTATGGAAATTTAAGATTACAACCACGTGTAATTTTACAATCAACTATTGTAAACCCTGCTCATTTTGACATGGAACTTGGCGATATAGTAACATTTTCCAATATGATACCTTCCAAAGCATTTAATAAATCTTTTTCTTCACGATATTTTATGGTCACTGCATTAAGTAGAAGTTCAGGAAAATTAGATGCAGAATTTTTAGATGTTACACCACTTTAGGAGATATTATGGCAATTAGCACTGCAGCATTTGATGACAGCAACGATGGCTCAAGCAAAGGAACTTATACCCCTGATAGAAACCCAAACATTGGGGTACAATACGGAAGTGATTATCAAGGGATAGTTAAAAACCAAGCTATTGGTGGAGAATGTTATACAATAGAAAGATATGGAAAAAGAAGATCTTGGACAATGCAATTCAGTTTTTTAAATAGTACTGATCAAGCAAAGTTACAGGCGTTAATAGATTATGCTGATGGGCGTAAGAATGAATTTTATTTTGCTGAAGATAACTTTGCAAGTTCAGGAGCTAATTCTGTTAAAGTAAGATTTAATCAAGATACATTTATTTTTGAAGAAGTAGCGCAAGGGGCTACAAGTATTACATTTAATATTATAGAACAATTATAAATTTCTCTCCTCCTCCCTCCACAGCCCTCTGCGATTATATCAAAGGGGGCTTTTTCTTAAAATTTAGCTTGTAATCATATCATAAACCTTATTTTATTATTTTTTTAATATAATATATAGATAAATAAAAAACATTCTTTAAGAGTGCATTACACGTTAATTTAAAAAAAAGTGCGATTTTTAAAAAAAAACTATTTACATATACAGATTTATTGTTATATTAAGATCGTTAGTTAAATAAAATAAATATCTTTAGGAGGATATATGAAACTTACAGAGAAAATAAATAGATTGGTTACTTTAAAAGCGGACGTTGTACCGACTTCTTTATCTATTACTAGAAACAAAGCTGAGATTGTTACAGATAATCTATCTGATCATCATAAGATCTTAAAAGTACTTAGTGAAGCTACAACTTCTTTGGCTGGATACACTCTATCAAGCAAACTAAGATTAGATCAGCAAGTAGTTATTGTAGAAAAATAAAATTAGTTAAAGGAGAATAAAATGAAAAATAAAAAAGAAGAAATTATTGAAATTTTAAGCTATGATTTGTTTCCTTGGATAAATGATGGTATTTCTAAAATCCAAAAAAAACATGGTATGGTAAAAGGCGATGTATCGCCAGAATTGGATATGAAATTCAGAGAGGCTTATGATATGTTAGCTGAATGTGCATATTTACAATTAGTAGAAAATAAAATTATAAAAGAGGAGAATTAAATGAAAGATA